ATGGCTGACCGGACGGCGCCGCGTGCGCGCCCTGGCCGCAAGGCGACTGCCGCCGCTGCCAAGCCGAAGCGGACGAAGAAGACGCTTGGCGATGATTTCCTCGACGCGGTTCGCGCCGATTTCCGCGCCCATGGCGCCGGCGTGATTGCCGCGGTCCGGGCCGACAAGCCCGACCAGTATCTGAAGATCGTGCAATCGGTGCTGCCCAAGGATCTGGCCAAGGATTTGCATGTTTCATCTGACAATCTGGAAGCTCTGAGCGATGACGAGATCCGCCGCCGCATCCGTGGCTTCGAAGCCGTCCTCGGGCCGTTTGGCGACCAGCCTGAAGACGCGCCGCCACTATCTGGCGCTGCTGCAGGAGCTGGACCGCAGGCGCAGGACTAACCAGCTTGCCGCCTACCGGCCTTATCCCAGGCAGGCGCAGTTTCACGCCGCCGGCGCGCAGAACCGGGAACGTCTGTTCATGGCCGGCAACCAGCTCGGCAAGACCAGGGCCGGCGGCGCCGAATGGGCCATGCATCTCACCGGCCGCTACCCCGCGTGGTGGCAGGGCAAGACCTTCGACACCCCCGTCAGGCTATGGGCTGCCGGCGTGACGGGCGAGGGCACGCGCGACAACCCGCAGCGCGTTCTGGTCGGCCCGCCTCAACAGCAGGCGGCCTGGGGCACCGGCATGATCCCGGCCGACGCCATTTTGCACACCACCATGGGCCGCGGCGCGCCGGGCGCGCTCGACAGCATCGTGGTGCGCTGGGGCGGCGGCGGCGATGTCCAGGCCGATGAATCGGTGCTGTCGTTCGAAGTCTTATGAGAAGGGCCGCGAAAAGTGGCAGGGCGAAACCCTCCACGGCGTCTGGTTCGACGAGGAGCCGCCGCTGGATATCTATTCCGAAGGATTGACGCGCACCAACGCGACGGGCGGCATCACCATGGTGACGTTCACGCCGCTGCTCGGCATGAGCGATGTGGTGCTGCGGTTTTTGACGGCGGGTGACGTGAGCGCTCTTCCTTCTCCCCTTGTGGGAGAAGGTGGATCGGCGTTTTAGCGCCGAGACGGTTGAGGGGTGTTCCAGCGGAGTGAGACGTTGGCGTTCCCTGGACCACCCCTCATCCGACCTCGCTTCGCGAGGCCACCTTCTCCCACAGGGGGAGAAGGAAGAGCCGTCGCGCTTGGCCCGAAACATAGTGTGCGCACAAGATCATACGACCATATCCTGAATCGATTCCGGAGGTGAGCCATTTGTCCCGTCACGTCACCTTCATGACCATCGACGATGCCGAACACTATTCACTGGCCGAGCGTGCCGCGATCATCGCCGCCTATCCCGAACATGAGCGCGAAGCGAGGGCCAAGGGCATTCCGGTGCTGGGCTCCGGCCGCATCTTTCCGATTGCCGAGGAGCTGATTGCCTGCGTGCCGTTCCGGCTGCCGCGCTACTGGCCGCGGATCGGCGCCCTCGATTTCGGCTGGGACCATCCGTCGGCCGCGGTCGAGCTGGCCTGGGATACGGAGGCCGATGTCGTCTATATCTCCAAGGCGGCGCGGGCCTCGCAGCAGACGCCGGCCATGCAGGTACTGGCCCTGAAGCCGTGGGGCGAGTGGCTGCCCTGGGCCTGGCCGCGCGACGGCCGCCGCGAGACGCTGGAAGGGGCGGGCACCGCACTTGCCAGACAATATTCCGCGCATGGGCTGAACATGCTGTCGGGCCACGCCCGCTTCGCCGACGGCTCGGTCTCGGTCGAGGCCGGGCTGATGGAGATGCTCGACCGCATGCAGTCCGGCCGCTTCAAGGTGTTCTCGTCGCTGCTGCCCTGGTTCGAGGAATTTCGGCTTTACCATCGCAAGGACGGCAAGGTGGTGAAACGGCGCGACGATTTGATGGCCGCGACGCGCTACCGCAAACTGACGCTCGCCTATGTCAGCGGCGCCGGCACTTTGCCGACGGTGGCCAACGGCATCTGGCTGATGTTCGACCGTGCCGGCGACAGAGGCGCCGACGGGACGGGAGTAGGAGATTTTTTGGGGCCTGCGTCTTCGGCAACCGACAATATTGTCACTTTCGCGGGCACCACGGGCAAGGTGGGGAAGGATAGTGGGATCGCGGTGTCCAGCCTGGCGCCGAAGGCCAGCCCGACATTTACCGGGACGCCAACGGGGCCGACCGCAGCGCCTGGAACGAATACCACGCAATTGGCTACAACGGGGTTCGTCAAGGCTGGGTTTGATCTGAAACTTGATAGCCGACCCAACCTTGGTGTCGTCGCACAGACGATCACCGATTGGAACAACGCCCTGGACAACGGCTGGTATATGGCCTCGGCGGCGGCTAATGCGCCAGACGGCGTAAATTGGTTCCTGGGGTTTGTGGAAGCGCACGGAAGCACTGGCTACCGGACGCAGACGGTGCATGATTTCGTCAACGACACTACGGCGGCAGACCAAAAGCTATGGCGGCGCAGGCAGGCTGGCGGTGCCTGGGGAGGATGGATCAAGCTGCAATGGTCGCAGGCCGAACAGGATGCACGCTATGTCCAGTCGTCCACGGCGTTGCTTCAGAAGTTTTATGAAAGCCCGCAACAGACGATCACATCCGGCGGGTCGCTGACGTTGGCTCATGGGCTGGGGGTGAAGCCGAAAAATTACCTTGCATTCTTACAGTGCACCACTGCTGAGGGTGGCTATTCTATTGGAGACGAAGAACCTGTCTCGATTGGATCGCACGAAGCAAGCACCAATCGAGGCCTAAGTGTCGTTCCCGATGCTACAAATATGGTCGTTAGATTTGGGTCGCAGGCTTCTAGTGCCGTTCAGATTACACGCAAAGACACTGGTGGATTTCTAAATATTACCAATGCAAGCTGGCGGCTTGTCATTAGGGCATGGGCCTAGCATAAATTCGAGTGAATTCTTCAAAAGAAAGATCAAAAGGCCGCTCTCTCTTTCCGAGATATGGCGTCTGCCCAATCCACCACCGAATCTCAATAAGCCTCGGCTATTTTCGTCGTCGAAGCGCTTCTTGATCACCTTTGCCGGAATTCTTCCTAACACTGCATACGGAGGTGCATCTTCGATCACCATCGCAGCGGCGACGACGGCAATGGTGCCGTCGCTCGATTCGCCGTTCCGATCTCCTTTCCGGCCGACGCCACCAAATACCGCCCCGCCAAGGTCTCCAGCGACGTTGTCTCGATGATCGACGCCTAACCGCAAGCAGCTTCGCAAATCGACAACCTGCCTTTCGCGGGCAGAAAGGAAAACCCCAATGGACCGCAACTTCGCGCGGGCGCTTGCGCTCGTCCTCAAATCGGAAGGCGGCTGGTCCGACAATCCGGCCGATCCCGGCGGCGCAACCATGAAGGGCGTGACGCTGGCCAATTTCCGCCGCTACGTGAAGGCGGATGCGACGAAGGTCGACCTTCGCCATATCACGGATGCTCAGGTGGCGACGGTCTATCGCCGCTTCTATTGGAATGCCGCTGCGGGCGCCGAGCTTCCCGGCGGTGTCGACTATGCCGTCTTCGACTTCGCCGTGAACAGTGGGCCGGGCAGGGCGGCTAAATATCTGCAGGCGGCAGTTGGCACCGCACAGGACGGCAGGATCGGCCCGGCCACGCTCAAAGCTGTCGGCGCCAGGCCACCGGGCGCAGTCATCGACGATCTTTGCGATGCCCGCCTGGCATTCCTGCGGCGGCTGCCGACCTGGCCGGTTTTCGGCAAGGGTTGGAGCGATCGCATCCGGTCGGTCCGTTCCCAGGCGCTGTTGATGTCGGCACTACAGCCCGCTCCGGCACCTTTGCCGGGCACCCCGCCCCAGCCATCAGCGCTCTCGCCGAAGCCCGGCAGTGCGATGCCGCCGGTGTCTACCGGCGGGCCCGTCAGCCCCGTCGAACGCCTGCCGTTCTGGCGTGCGCTGCTTCAAATCCTGAAATCGATTTTCGCAAGGAGTTCGACATGATCGCCGTCTTCATCCGCATCGGCTTGCGTTACGGCGCCGGTGTTCTGGTCGCGCGTGGCCTGCTCGGCGCCGACGACGCGGCGGCATTTTCTTCCGACCCCGACATTCAAGCTGGTCTGGAGATCGCCGCCGGTCTCGCCATCGCCTCGGTCACCGAGACCTGGCACTGGCTGGCCCGCAAATCCGGCTGGGAGCACTGACATGGAAGGGTTTCAACAACTGCTCATCGCCTATCTCGAAGCCGCGAAACCCTATGCTATCGGCTTTGCCGCCGGGCTTGTCGCCGGGTGGCTGCTGTGAGCGCGCTCCTCGCCGTCCTGCTTGGCAACAAAGCGCTGCTGGGCTTCCTGGCATCGGTCATCGCCGCCCTTTGCTGGGGCGCTCACCAGCGGCTGGCCGGCGCCAGGGCCGAGCGCGGCAAACTGGCGGCCGCTGAGGCCGCGGCGCGCGCGGTCGCTGAGCAGGTGCAGAACGACGTCGGCGCATTGCCGGCGGACGCTGTTCGAAAGGAGCTGAAATCATGGGCAAGGGACTGATGCTTGCGCTGCTTGTGGCGCTTGCCGGGTGCACGACTGCTTCGGGCGGCTTCTGCGCGATTTCGAGCCCGCTGCGCCTGTCGGCCGAAGCCGTCGACGTCCTGTCGGACGCCGAGGCGAGAGCGCTCCTGGCGCACAACCGCAAGGGACAAAAGCTCTGCGGATGGAGGCCTTAGCCGATGCACGACCTCTTCGACATGCTCGGCATCAAGGGGCCGGTCGTCGCCGCCGGGCTAGCCGGCGGCGTGCTGCGAGCACTGTCGCGCCATCGCTACAAGCTGCGCGAGATGATTGCCTCGCCGATCTGCGGGGCGCTGGCGGCTGCGTATCTGACGCTGCCTGCCGTCGCCTGGTTCAGGGCAACCGGCATGCCTATCCCCGATCCGGCCGACGACACCACGACGCTCGCCGCCGCCTTTTTGATCGGCGTCTCGGCCATGTGGATTTCCGACATCGTCTTCGAGGTCATCGTGCGGCGGTTCGGCTCGGCCGGCAACGAGTGA